AAACGTTTACAAGTGTTGCGATGGATATTCCAGCGATTATCCATCCATATATCTCCGCTCTAGTAGGTCTTGTATTTATATCTTTTTGAAGTTCATCTAATTTGTTAAAAATCTTTTCAATATCCAGCATAATCTTTGCGGTCATTTCCTTTTGGGTATAATTGTTTTCTGAATTACTCATTGTTCTTGCAGTACTCACTACCATGTTCGCAGTTACATATCTGCACAAAAGAACCATCTTCTTTTTTATTAACCATGCACATTATGGTAAGTCATCTTCCTTTAAATCTATATAATCGTAATCCGACCAGTAATAAGCTTTACTGTAAAAATTTCTGTTTTGCCAGTCATAGTCGCTTATTCTTTTAATAAGTTTATAAGCTTCTTTGAAAAAATAACCTAATAAAAATCCAATTACATAATCCATGTTGGAGATTATATCATAGAATTATCTAAAGAAGTTTTTTAGGTCGTCTTTTTAAATGTGTTTTGTAAATTTTATTTATATTATTTCTATATTTAACTATGTTGTAATTAGATTTAATAAATTTTAATTGTTTATCATTAAACATTTTATATTCAAGATTTATTGGTTTAGAAAAAAAGAATTTAAGCATTGGTTTATCTATAGATAATTTTAATTTTGCAGATTTATTGTTATCTATTAATACATAAGATGAATTTAAACTTCTTGCCCAACTGTAAATATTAAAACTACCACCAATAAAACTTAAATTTTCACTTGGTAAATTAGGACTTAAAGTTGTAATTTCAATTTCTTTATCATCAGTCAAAAATAAATATGGTAAAAGTATTTGTATATCATATTGGTTATCTTTTTTTCCTGTAATTATGTGCGACTTTATTAAATCATGTACTGTATCAAATGTAGGATGTAAAGATGTATTAAAATTGTACTTAAAATCTAAATTATCAGTTTCTTTATTTACATTAAATTCTAAATCTACATCTATAAAAGAATTAACTTCATAGTATTTACCACTTGTTGCATTTACTGCTGGACATTTTAAATCATAATTTGTTTTTGTTTCAGTTACATTTGGGAATAATGAACTTGGAGTATTTCTTTCAGTATAAATTCCATAGATTACATCTATTCTTTTAAATTTATTAAATAATTTGTGCATATTAATTTTTTAAATCTTTATAGTGCGTTCTACTTACTACTAATTCATCACGCTTTAACTGACTTTTTTCAAAATTTTCTTGACTAAATTCATTATTAATTATTTCAAGTTTTTCATTATCTCTTTTAAAAACTATACAATGTATAAGTGGTGTTCCTGCTTCTATGTAAAAATTATCTTTTAATATTTCAAATGGGAAGTTTACTTCGCCAAATTTATCATTATCAACTATTCCACTTAAACATCTTATGTCTTTTCTAAAATGATAAAATGGGTCATAATAATAAATACTATAACCATCTGGAACTTCAATAACATAAGGACAATTAATTTTTAACGTACTGCCTTCAGCTAATTTACCATAATCCATACCTATAGTTTGTCCAAAATCATGTTTGCTAATCCACTCATCCATATTTGAACCATTACCTAATCCTGTAGCAGACATAAACCAATTATGAGTAATTGTGTTATCATCTTCATTAATTGTTTCAAATCTAAGATTAGACCATAAAGGTATAACAAAACCTGTAGTAATTAAATCTTGTATAGCAGGACAATTTTTTGCATTTATATTATTTTCTTTTTCGCTACCTATTTTCATTTCTTTATACCAATTAGGTAAAAATTTATTTGCAGATTGTATTGGGAATAATTTTAAAAGATTTTCGTATTCCTTATTTTTAGGATAAATATTTACTTGTGGCATAAACCTATTGTAGCTAATCAGTTACTATATTGTCTTGTATATCCCAATTTTGTGTAGATTCGTTCCAAAAATATTCGTTATCTGGGTCATCTGGTAAGTCAATAGGTGCTTTCCATAACCATGTATTAGTATCTAAAGTCCAACTTGTGTATATTTGTGGTGGGTAAAATACATCATTTGCTTCATCATAAATATAACCAATACCTGCATAATTACCTCTAAAAGCAGTACCACCATCTCTATGAGTATTACCTATAGTATTGTAAGAAGTTCTTTTACAAGTTTGCCCTCTAAAGTCGCCATAAAATTCTTCCCATGAATTAAATTCGCTTGGAAGTGTAGATAAATCATCTTCATCTATACCACTAATTACATCTGTTACTATGTTGTTTTCATCTAAAAATGCGTAATATGCCATAATTAATATCTCCTATAAATGTGAAAAACTAACATTACCTGTTCCACTTGTAAAAGTAACTATTCTATCTTCGCCATTTTCAACATTAGTATAAGTTAATCCTGCACCGACAGTTATAGTGTATTTTTTTGGAAATTTTAATATAACAATGCCTTTACCACCACCACCAGAATATCTAGTGTTGTAAGCACCATTTCCATTACCACCACCGCCAGAACCTGTGTTTGCGCTACCACCATAGCCATAAGTTTCGTTGGTTTCAGTACCACGACCACCGCCACCTGCACCACCTAAACCATAAGCGTTAGAGTTAGCAAAAGAAGCACCGCCACCGCCTGCTCTTGTTGTAGCAGAAGCATTAATATTACTTTCTAAACCATCAGCACCATTTTTATCTGAAGCATCGCCACCTGCGCCACCACCGCCACCAGATATAGCATCGCCACCTTGATTAGCAGTACCAGAACCGCCACCGCCCCATTTGCCGCCACCAGAACCGCCATCGCCAGCAGCGCCACCATTGGATGAACCAACACCGCCACCTATTGCGGTTATACTTGCGAATACGCTATTACCACCATTATTAGAATTATAATTTCTATCACTACCGCCACCGCCACCGCCTACTGTAACTGTGTAGTTAGTTTCAAAATTTAAAAAAGAAGGTTTTTCTAAAGCGCTACTATCTCCAGAATTAGAATCTTCATCATTTGAAGAAATATAGCCACCAGCACCACCGCCAGCGCCAGAATAACCAGAACCGCCACCGCCACCGCCAGCTATGACTAAATATTGAATATCATTAAATGCTGGGTTATCATTAACTTGATTGGCAGACTTAAACTTACCGCCATAAACGCCAGATTTTGTAAATTTAGAAAGTGCCATTTTTTATGTAATTTCTGTACCAAAAGCTGAAAAACTAACATTAGCATCACTAGCACCGACTGTTATTAAATCTGTAGCGTTGACTGTAATACCTAATGTTAAGGTAACACTATCGCTAGCATCAATATTTACATCATAAGCTAAGTAGTGTTCGTTAGCTAAAGTTGCACCATCTGGTCTAACTGCAATTCTAAATGTATTTGCAGCAGTTTCTCTATTACATATAACAATAGTGCTTATAACTGTTTCAGTTGAAGCTGGACATGTATATAGTGTTACATCATTAAGTGAAGCATCTCCTACTTGTCCTAATACTTTATATGCGTTTGCCATAATTTATCCTTTCTATGCGCCTATTAATAAAAATTCAGAAAAAGCAGCACCGCCACCGCCTACTTGATTAGCTTTAACTTTTTTAACTGAACCAGCATCTGAATCATACAACAAAACTAAGTCGTTTGCTAAATCGACTGAAATTGCAGTACCATCAGTTGCGCCATTAATGTCAACTGATATAGTTCCAGAACTGTAGGTTATACCATTACCACCTGTTAAATGTGTATCTACTAATGAATTTGCATAAAATAAATTAGTAGAACCTTCAACAACTGAATCTGTGTCAAATTCTGTAAAATCTATTGATAAAGTACCAGCAGTATTTGTAATGCCAGTACCGCCTGTTATAGATGCTTGCGCTCTTGCATCTGTGTAATAAAGATTTAAAGAACCTTCAGCTACATCATCAGTATCTCCAGTTAATTCTGATAAAGCATCTTTTGTAGCTACTTGTGAATCAACGTAAGCTTTAGTAGCAGCATCTTGTGCAAGTGTTGGGTCTGATACGCTAGTAATTTTATTACTATTCATATCTAAATCACTTGTTGGTGCAGTAAAGTCTGTTATTTTATTTGAAGTATGAGAAGTTAAATCTCCAGAAGTTGCTAAACCAGCTTCACTAGCAGTTTGATTAATCCATCCAGCTGCTACTGAATCATAAGCAAGAACTTCATTGTCTGCAACTGATGCAATAGTTACATCTGATAATTCTCCTAATGTATCTAATGTTAATAATTGTGTGTCAACATAATTTTTTGTTGCAGCATCACTCGATGCAGTTGGTTCTCCTAAGTTAGTTAACTTAGCAGTACCAGCATCTAAATCTTCTACTAATGTAAGTGTATGTCCACTTTTAATGGTAACTATAGTACCTGTCGAACCTGCTATTTGGTCAACTTGTATTTCACTCATAATATTTTACATTTTCCTTCTACTACTAAAGTGTAAGTGTCTGCTATATCAACTTCTCCTACTACCGAATAATTATAACCATCATTTGGTAAGGTTATGTTGCTATTTATAGTAGTTCCATTTTTGAAAAAACCATACTTCTTAACATCTTCTAATCCAGCATCAATATTATTTAAAGCAGCTTCACTTAATGGTGTTGCGCCAGCTACCCATGTCTGTTGTGTATAATTTGATTCAATATTAGCCAATAGTATCAGTCCTTTCTATCTGTATGGATTCTACCGCAGTTTTTGTACGACTATATAAAACTCTTGCGAACATAACTCCAGAATCTGTTGTTGCAGATGCAGAAGCACCACTAAAAAAACCTATTTCTTCAATAGTTCCTACTGCTTCTTCTGGCGCTACATAAAGATTAGTAATTGTAATTCCAGTACCACCAGCTATTTGACTTGTTACTGCTTTTCTAAAAGTTTCATTACCTAACGTAGTATCAGCAGTAGTAGGTGCAGTATTGTCTGAACCTATACCAATATATTTAATTTCGCAGTCAATAGCATTATTTCTTAAAGCTTCAGCTAATAAGTTTTTACCAGCAGATGTAATTAAATTTTTAAAATTTTGTTCATCAACTAAATTACCATCTTTATCAAAAGCTTTTATATTTAAAGTTCCTTGCCAATTTAACATACAACTAAACTCCCACTTACAAATGTTGAGTTACTAGGTAATGGACATGCCAATACTGT